AAAATTTTTCAAATGTCCGTTTAACTGGACACGATTTCCTAGATATTGGTACTGGAGATTTTGTTACTACTAACTATCCAGGTGGTCCGTCACAACCCGCTGATCAATCAGACGAAATTGATGAATTAACTGGTGGTCGTGTTTACTTCTCATCTACTGACCAAAACGGTGACTTTAGAGTAGGAGATTTATTCCGNATTNAACAGGCAACTGGTNTTGCAACTCTTAACGCAGACGCTTTTGACCTTTCAGGTCTATCAGAATTACAACTTGGTTCTATTGGTGCAGAATTAGGTGCTACCATTAATGAATTTAGTACAGACGAAACTTTTTCAAATGATAGTAACACGGCAGTTCCAACAGAAAGAGCTGTTTACGGTTTCTTAAATAGAGATAAAGCGGGTACAGGTGCTTGGGTACCACCAACTGGTACAACAGCAGAAAGACCTACAGGTGGTAACTTATACACAGGTGCATTTAGATATAACGCTTCACTAGTAACTTGGGAAGGTTATAACGGAACACAATGGACAGGTTTAGGTGGTGGTAATCCTTGGGCAACTCATACATCAGATGGTTCAACTGCTTTAACAGTTGCTGCTAATGATAGATATTTTATAGATACAACATCAGGTGCTTTAACAGCAAACTTACCTGCTTCACCACAGGTTGGAGACCAAGTAAGATTTTTAGATTTAGCTTCTACTTTTGACACAAACAATTTAACAATTGGTAGAAACGGAAAAAATATTAACGGTGCGGCTGCTGATTTAGTCGTGTCAACCGAAGATAGTGCGATTGGTTTAGTTTACACTGGTGCGACTTACGGTTGGAAACTAATTGAGGTACTATAATAAACATTATAAATAGTGTTATAGAGGAAAACAATGGCAGATAGTAGAGATATTACAGGTAAAAATCGAAAGTTTACAGGAACAGGTGGTATTAAAGTACCTTCAGGAACAGAAGCTCAAAGAGTGAATGAAGCAGGTACACTTAGATTTAATACAGATACAAACCTTGCTGAATACTATGACGGTACAGATTGGAAACCAATTGATGCTCCACCAACTATTACAGGTTTTACACTTGATGGTGGTTCTAGTGTTACTCAAACTGTTATTGACAACACAGCATCTGGTGACGCAACTATCGTAATCTCTGGTAGTAACTTTGATGTTACATCAGGTACAGTTGTTTTTGAACCAGAAAGTGGTGGTTCAAATGTATCAACTCAAACAATTACAAGAACAAACTCATCACAATTTACAGTTACAGTTACACGAACAGATTTTGTAGAAGCAAATGACCCTTATGCAATTAAATTAACAAATGGTTCAGGTCTTGCAGCTACTTTAGCAAGTGCTTTAGATTGTAATGTGCCTCCTGCTTTTGACCAAGCTTCGGGTACACTTGCAACAATTATTGAAGGTGATACATTAACTACTGAAGTTGATTGTTCAGCTACAGACGCAGACGGTGATACAATTACATATTCAATTACATCTGGTAGTTTACCAGGTACAGGTTTATCTCTTAACTCATCAACAGGTTTTGTAACAGGTACTTTAGGTGGAAGTCCTTCACTTGGCGATTACACATTTACAGTACAGGCTGGTACATCTAATGGGAATTCTACAAGAAGTTTTACAATTACCGTAACTGCTCCTGCAACTGGCGGAACAAGAACAGAATGTGGTGGTTATTATTATCACAAGTTTACAAGTTCAGGAAACTTTGTTGTACCTTGTGGTGTAACTTTAAGTTCAGTTGATTATCTTGTTGTTGCCGGCGGTGCTGGAGGAGGTTCTGGATGTGTTCCTGGTAACGGTTCTGGCGGTGGCGGAGGCGCTGGAGGATACATTAATAGTTCTACTTCTTGTGTAACAGGTACTACAGCAATTACAGTAGGCGCCGGAGGAAATGGCGGTCCTGCTTGTTCTAATTCAACAGGTAGTGATGGTGGAAATTCATCTGCTTTTGGTTCAACTGCTACAGGTGGTGGCGGTGGCGGAGGTACAGATATTAACGGCCGTCCAGGTGGTTCTGGTGGCGGTGCTGGAGGATGTATTAGTGGTGCTTCAGGAGGTTCAGGAACAGCGTGTCAAGGAAATAGAGGAGGAAATGCAACTTCTCCTTATACAGGTTCTGGTGATGTATCTGGCGGTGGCGGTGGTGCTACTCAAGCCGGCGGTGATGCTGCTAATTCTCCTGTTTCGCCATCACAAATTAAAGGTGGTGACGGTATAAATTTCCCAGGAACCTGGCCAACAAGTTTTGGTCAAAGTGGTTACTTCTCTGGAGGTGGCGGCGGAAACACTTGTGCTTCTCCTGCTCCAATACCAGGTGGTAACGGTGGAGGAGGAACTGGTTCAAGCCCAAGCGCACCAGCTCGAAATGCAATTGACGAAACTGGAGGCGGAGGTGCCGGCGCTGGAAAAGTAAATGGAACAACAGGATATGGAGGCGGTGGCGCTGGTGGTAACGGCGGTGACGGAGTTGTATTAATTAGGTATCAGTTATAGGAGATAAATTATGTCATATTACGCAAGAGTTAATCCCATAGAAGATAAAAAAGGCATCCACAAAGTTGAAGATGTAATAAAAGCTGATGCTGATTTTATGCAAAATTATAGTGATGGTAAACCAGGACTTTGGTTAAAAACAGATAAACAAATGGAAGGTGGTGTTTATATTGACCCTACTACAGGTGTAGCTGCCGACAATCAATCTGATAAAATAGCTGAAGATACTGAAGCTAGAGAAAGAAAGAATTTTGCTAGTGTTGGTGGTTTTTATGATATTAACGCAAATGCTTTTTATCACAAAACTCCTTTTAAACATTGGGTACTAAATACAACTTCTTATGTTTGGGAATCACCAATATCAAAACCTACAGTTTTTAATGATGGACAAGACCCATTAGGTGAATGGTCGTGGTATTGGGATGATGATACATACGAAGCAGATAACACTAAAGGATTTGTAGGATATTTGTCAACAGATACAAATAACCCTAAAACTCTTTATGATTGGAACGGAACTTCTTGGGTAGCAAGAACATAATATAATTTTACATTGTTGTTATATAATGTCAATATGAAATGAGGTTAATATATAATGAATTTAAAATACAACTATTACTTTTTTCAATCAGCACTATCTCCTAAATTTTGCCAAGATGTTATAGATTACGGTAAAGAACAACAATCCGTGATGGCTGTTACAGGTGCCGGTGATAGGTCAAGTGATAAGATGTCTAAAAAAGACATTAAAAATATACAGAAAAAAAGAAAATCTGATATTGTTTGGATGAGTGATAAATGGATTTACAATGAAATACATCCATTTATACACGAAGCTAATGAAAAAGCTGGTTGGAACTTTGATTGGGACTGGTCAGAACCTTGTCAGTTTACAAAATATGGAAAAGGACAATATTATGGATGGCATACTGATAGTTTTACTAAACCTTTAAATACACCAGATGATTTAAATAGACACGGAAAAATAAGAAAATTATCAGTAACCATTTCATTAAATAACCCTAATGAATATGAAGGTGGTAATTTAGAATTTGATTATAGAAATCATTTGGATTGGGAAAAAAATAAAAAAAAAGCTTTTGAAACTTGTGAACAAATCAGACCTATGGGCTCTATAATAGTTTTTCCTAGTTTTGTTTGGCATAGAGTTACACCAGTTACTAAAGGAACTAGATACTCTTTAGTTATATGGAACTGTGGAAACCCATTTAGATAACTCTTATATATATAATACATTGATTGGAGAATAATATAATGACAACAGAAAAAAAAGACATTTTAGAAACATCATTACACTTTAGCACACCTATTTACAGAATTGAAAAACCAGAATGGTTAAATTCTGCTATTAAAGTAACAGACAAACACATCAAAGACGCTTACAAAGAAAAAGAACCTTTACTTGAACAAAGAAAAAAGTTTTTAGGTAAAGAAAATTATAAAAAGGTAAAAGACCACGGATTAAGTTATCATTCAGGTCATTTAAATGGCGAACCTGAATTAAAAGAATTAGAAAATTATATTGGTGCCACTACTAGAAATTTGTTAGACGAGTGGGGTTATGATATGAGCCAGTACACCGTGTTCTTTACAGAATTTTGGGTACAAGAATTTTCAAAAAATGGTGGAGGTCACCAAGACGCTCATTTACATTGGGATAATCATATGTCAGGTTTTTATTTTTTAAAATGTAGTGATAAAACATCTTTTCCAGAATTTTATGATCCTAGAGGTGGCGCTCAAATGACTAAACTTGCTCAAAAAAATATTGAGAATGCTACATATATGTCAGAAAGAATTTATTATAAACCAAAACCTGGCACATTAATATTTTTTCCTGCATACCTAGAACATCAATTTAAAGTAGATGATGGTATAGATGATTTTAGATTTATACACTTTAACTTGCAAGCCGTAAGAAATGGTATTTTGAACACAGCTAGAAAAATAACAAATGAATAAAAATTATTTAATTATAAAACAAGCACTTGAAAAAGATGTTACAAATTTTGTATTTAATTATTTTATGATAAAAAGACAGGTAGCTTTTACACTTAAAGAAAACAAATACATATCAAAATTTAATGAAGATTGGGGAACCTGGAGTGATGTTCAAGTACCTAATACTTACTCTCATTATGCTGATATTGTTATGGAAACTTTATTAATAAAATTACATTCAAAAATGGAAAAAGAAACTGGTTTAAAGTTACACCCTACTTATTCTTATGCTCGTATCTATAAAAAAGGCGATGTTTTAGAAAGACATAAAGATAGATTTAGTTGTGAAATTTCAACAACATTAAATTTAGGTGGTGACGAATGGCCAATTTTTATTGAAGATAAAAAAAATGTAGGTTTAGTTGAGGATGGTTTTAAGTCTAAAACTAAAAATAAAGGTACTAAAGTTTTATTAAAACCTGGAGATATGTTAGTTTATAAAGGTAATTTGTGTGAACATTGGAGAGAAAAATTTAAAGGAGAACATTGCGCTCAAGTTTTTTTACATTACAATAATCAAAACACACCTAATTCAGAAAAAAATATGTTTGACGGTAGGCCACATATTGGATTACCTGGATATTTTAGAAATAAATCTTGGAAAATTATAAATGAATAATTATGTTAGATATAAAAGAATTAACTTTAGAACAACACAAAAATGCTGAAAGACAAGAGTTTGTAAGGACTCTTATGTCTGGTAATATAAACCCAAACCTATATGCAACATACTTATATAATCAATTACAATGTTATGCTGAATTAGAAAAGTGGGGCAATCATAATGGCCTATTCAGACAAACACCAGGTTTACAAAGAGCAGAAAATATACACAAAGATTATACAAAGTTGTGGACTAAACCAGAAAAACCTGTAATTACACAAAGTACAAAAGAATACGTAGAACACATAAACACTATTACAGATGATCCTGAAAAATTATATGCACACATTTATGTAAGACATTTAGGTGATTTATCAGGTGGTCAAATGATTGCTAAAAAAGTACCTGCAAAAAGATATTATGATTTTGGTGCAAATGGCAAAGAATGGAAAAGAATAGTAAAAGAAATAATTAACGATTATCTTAACGCATACGAAATGAATGTAGTGCCAGAGGCAAGACTTTGCTTTGAATATGCAACAAGATTATTTGGAGAAATGAACGATTTGAGTTATAGAGATACTGAAAATGATCCTTTTAAAGGAACATCTATGGAAGGTAAAGATTAATGATTTGGGAAAAACTAATTAAGTGTAAAGACGAAATTGTTGCCACTTTAAATGTAAACTGTGAAGAATACATTGAAGAAGGTATGACACGTTTTAATAACGCAGATTACGGTTGGGTTAATCGTACTTGGAAAAACAATAATATAAGACGTGCTCACGTAGATGTCGTTGACGTAAGACATACAAAAAAACTTTGGATGATGCACGTTTGTTTATTTCCAGAGTTAACAAACGGTGGACCTATTTACGGATTTGATATTATTGCAGGAGAGAAAAAAGTTACTGGTGCATTCCACGACTTTTCTCCACTTCTTAAAAAAGAACATCCGTTAACACGTTGGTTTTTAGAAGAAACTAAATGGTTTAAACCGAGTAAAGAGAGAGAATTACCAGATTGGGCAAAGGCTATCTTTAG